GATCTTATAAGATCAAAAATATTTGATGGATCACTAGAAATAGACAACTATCTAGCAATGTACAACATATCTACAAATCTAAAACCAGAACATCTATTTATGATAAAAAGAGATTATGTAATATGCTACTGTACATACCATATTGGCAACAGACTTTATCTTGACTATCTATCTAGTTCTAAAAAGGATAAGTTTCTTGGTGATATTAAAGTCTCGCTAGAAATAAAAAATGACCCAACTATTATTAATTCAAAGTTAGATAATGCAAAAAATTGTATTGATAGCATAATATCATTATTTCAAAATTGGCATGGATCAAAAAGTTTAGCAAACATATTTGTGAAAGGTGAGCTTAATTCTTCTACAAAAACATCAAACAGAGAATGGTGGTGGAATCAACCAGGAGCACCATTAGCAATGTCTCCAATTGCGGCAACAAAATATATAAACCAAAACACAAATACACTTCAAAAAATTTCCTCAGTAAATGTGTCGTATTATGAACAATTCAGGTAATATATTTTCGCAAAATAAAAATAATGAATTAGATCTAAGAGAAGAAGTTAATGCACTATTTGATGGTACTGATTTTGGCACAGAAAAATTCAACATACTTCTTCATAGAAGTATAAGAGTTGATAAAACAAAATATCCATATACAAATAAAGTAAAGTGCAACACGTGCAATCATGATTATAATAATGCGGGAAAACCTGGATGTCCAAGTTGTGATGGTGTAGGATATTTATGGGATGAAAAATTAATTATTGGAAGAATATACAGACCACAACAAATAAGATTATCTGATCAATTGGCTCAATTTGCAAACATTGGAAGAATGAGTAACGCATCAATGATATTGATAACTCCACATGTATATAAAATAAATTCAAGCGATATATTATACGAGATAGAGTTAACAGATAATGGCGGCATACATTTTCCGATAATAAAAAAAATAAAATATATGTGCAATTCATCAATACAAATGAGACTTGATAGAAATAAATTAGAGTTTAACTCTTGCGTTGTAAGTGAGATCATATAATGAGTGAATATAATCAACTATTGCAAGAGCTTAAATTACTAAATGCAAAAAATGGATTGTTTTTTAAATCAGATGAAAATATAGATAGATATATAGACATTGACAAGTTTTATAATCTGCTTTACCATCTTTTTAATTCGAATAATTTATTGGAATTAAATAATGACGCTCCAAATGCAGGGGTAGCAAATAAATTTGTATTTACAGAAGAATATCCAGATACGGTAATGAAGGATGAGGCAACAGTCACATTTGAAATTTCAAGACGACAATGTGCATCATTTTCTGCAAAACATGAATTTATGAGCGAATCTCATACGCAATATAGGCCAATGTTTTTATACGAAAAAGAAGACCCAGACAATGGTGGAGTAAAAGCATACTATATGCAGCCATACGATAATGAAATAACATTATATTGTTGGGCAAATGAAGTAAAAACAGCAAGAAATATTGCCGGACTTATTGAAAATATATTTACAATATCTTATCATTTTATAAGACAAAAAGTTGGAGCATTATCTTATATGGGTAGATATGCACCAATTACAAAAACACATTATGGCAACAAAGGTATAATAGCAATACCAATTAAAATACTTGTTCGCACATATGAAATTAGCTGTGTTAAAAAACAAATACTTGATAAATTGCCACAGCTAGTTATAGAAGACATAAAATAAATGGTTATTAAATTATAATAGCCAGGAGAAAATTAATGCCTATATATCAAAACTTACCATTTAATACAGTAGAGCTATTAGATGGAAACTTGATTGTTGATACACCAATAGAGGGCAATGTTGTTTTAATTATTGGTACAGCTCTTTCTGGACAAAGCGGAAAGCAAGTTCTGATGAACGATTCAAATGTTGCGAGAGCAATATACGGCGCTGGGTCAAGAATTTTACAAAAAGCTTCAGAAGTAAAATTAGGTGGAGCAAAGAATGTCATTCTTTACAGAATAGGCGGTAAGGCTGCATCATTATTAAATCTTTTTGGTGCAGATTCATATATCACAACAACAGAAGAAACAGCATCTGCTGGCTCCAACTATAGAATATATATCGGACCACAACCATCAAATCCATCGAAATCATGTATTGTTGTATTTAGTGGAGCAAAGATTGTTTATTCTAATATTCCAGGAAGCGAAGTTGACCTTGGAAAGATTAAAGTAGAAGGATTTGTAGATACTTTTACTGGAAGAGTTGGCACACCATTATCGCCTGTATTGTTACAAAATGCATTGGCGTCACTTGTACAGGATGTTGTAACAACAGCTACAGCAACAGCATCGCAGACAGATTTTAATTTACCATTACCATCTTCTGCTTCTACGGTTATTGAGTATGTTAAAGTTAACGGTACAGCAACAACTTCATACACGCTAAGTATTGGAAATACTACAACTCCAGACAAAGTTATGCTTTCATCAGGTCTTTCGGCAGGTAACTCTGTCGAGATCAAGTTTAGCAAACCTCTTGTAGTTGCTGGCGCATCATACGTTGCTGGAGAAGATAATATCAATCCAAGCTGGAAAAAGCTATACGAGATGCTTGACACTGCCTATGTCGACCTAGAAACAACTATTGCAACAGAAGTCTATATAGATGGAGCTATACTTGACGCACCAAATGTAGCAGACGGTTCAACTGCTTCAAATAAGTTGGGCTATTTGCTAAAAACAGAAAATACATCTGGTGGCTTTACTTATGAGTGGTCTAATTCTAAAGTTTTATATACTGCTACAGAAACATTTACTGGAACAGGCTCATCAGTTGATTATCAATTAACTGGAGCAGCAAGTGGCGATACACAAATTATTAGCGTATCTGTAGGCGGAACACCGACATCGTCATATACTTTTAACGCAACTGCAGACACATTAACCATAAATGCTGCATCTGGACCCGATAACATATCTGTTGTATATGCAAAACCAATTGTAACAGCAAAAACAAATCTTGATACATCTGGTCAGCCAATTGTTTACAAGTCATTTAGTGAAGTTAACTTTGCACATCGCTTTGGAGAATTCTTGCATGCATTAACAACAGATGACAAGTTTGCTCTTGGTTTTATTGGCACAAGTACGCCAGTATCATTCTCTAATGCAAAAATAGCAGAATGGATGGGCAAATTACCAAAAAAAGATATTGACGGAACAATTATAGAAAACGGAACTGGTTTGCTTGGCAATAAATTTATGGCTGGTACAACTACAAGAACTCCAGGCTTCTATAAAACAGACACTGGATATGTAGATGGGGTTGCAGAGCAAGACAGAAATGGTGCATATATTGATCTTGGCAAGTTCTTATCAATTATTCCTGGCATGCTGCAATTGCCAATATCTCCAGCAAGCGGTACCAATGGTGGCGCAGTAAATGGTGCTGCTGTATATTGTGGTATGGCAACACAGGTGGCTCCAGGAAACTCAACCACAAACGTTGTTGTACCAAGAGCTGGCATTCCTTTTGTTATAAAGAAACCAAAATTAGACGATTTTGCTGGCGTTGGATATGTTGTATTCCAACTTAAAGAGCAAGGAGTAGTTGTTGCATCAGGCGAACTAGCAACAAATGAAAATTCTGATTATGACTATATATCAACATCAATTATAGTGAGAGACTTTGTTAACTCAATAAGAGTAAGACTTGATCCATATATTGGTAAGGGAATTGACCAAATCAGCATAGCAGCAATGCAGACAGCAGTAGAGGGTGTAATTAGAGACAAAATAGAAGCTGGTGCTATCAAAAAAGGTGTAGCTCAAGTTATTCCAAGTAGCGTCTTTGGTGTAGAGATACCTTACACATTAGCTCCTAAATTTGAGTTAAGAGAAATCACTAATGTTGTTAAATTAACATACGACATTTAATACTGAGGGCATCTTGCCCTCTTTTGAGGATATAAAAATATGACTACTACCTTTACAAGTTTTTCTGGTTCTGATATTCATGCTGTGTTTGGCGATACTATATTCGCACAATTGCAAATGATATCTTACAAGCAGGATAGAGAAAAGGCTCCAGTATACACAATGGGATCTCCAGATCTTAGAACCATCGCAAGAGGCAAAAGACTTATTACTGGCGCCTGTGTATTTGTTGTGTTTGACAGAGACGGATTGTTAAGTGCCATCAACGAGAAAACTAACAAAGGCAAAAATCCACATATCAATAAAGATGAAGTTGCCATGAGAGCAAAAAACACAGACACTGAAACTGCGCTTAATGGTGGAGGAACAATTAGTGTTCTTCAGGGCCAAAGTGGAGTAAATGCTAAATTTACAGACAACACCAACCCAGCATTCCATCTTGACCAATTGCTACCATTTGATATAACTATTGTTGGGGCAAATGAATATGGTCGTGTATCTAAAATGATTATTCGTGGCGTTGAGCTTATGACTGAAGCAGGAGGTATGTCTATTGATGACCTTGTGCTTGAGAAGCAAGTAGCTTTTATTGCTAGAAGTATAGAGCAATGGAATCCACAGAATTAATATAGAAAAACAAAAAACAAAATGCCCAGAATAGCTGGGCATTTTTATTGGAGAATAAGACGCATGTCTGGACAACTAAACTCGCTAGCTTCAAAATTATCTAGTGAAAAGTCAGAATTAAAATCAACAATATATGAAAGCATAGGCGGCTCATCTACTCATATTGTTATAAATTTTCATTTACTTAACGGATTTGGGAAAATTGTAGAAGTGCCAATATACTTTGGGAGTATGATAACAATAAGTTATTCAGTATATAGATCAAAGCAATCGGTTTTTAATATGGGGTCAAAACTAATTGATGGATTTGCAATAGGGAATAAATATGTAGCCGGAACACTAATAAAGGGTGTATTTGACAATGACGAATTAAACAGTGCACTCAATACTATAAGAAATGTACTTATAGACAATTTCAGCATATCAAATCCAGTGTCAGCATCAAACAACAATGTAATTCATTCAATAATGAAGGACGACATTCTTTCATGCGATATAAACATACTCTACACAAACGAATATACTGGCAAGATTCAAATGGAAGTTATACATGATGCAACATTCATAAACAATGGACAAGTTGCATCAATAAATGACATAATAACTGAAACAACAATATCATATATAGCAAGAAGTGTTAAATCAATGCATGAGGTTTCTGAGCAAGTTAAGGCTAGTGGAGCGCTAAACACAATAACAACAGCAACATCTTTACTGTAGGAGCTATGTATGTATAATCAATACTATACTGCATCTGATTGTGCAGTGTATCTGTCAAAAAATAATAATAACGTTCTCATAGATAGAATGAATGGAATAATGATATCTGAAGAATTAAATTCATATCCTGTATATGGTCTTGGAAGCAGTATATTTGGATTTACAACTCGTGGAAATTATATAGTAAATGGATTACTAGATTTAAATTTTACACACTCTGCATATTTAACAAATGCAATAAACTCATTGGAAAAGAAAATAGATATAGGGACAACAACAGAAGCTTCAATAAAACTACTTAATAATCAAAATGCTTTACTGTCAATGAGTGTTGCAGATATAGAAAAGTTAAAAAAGGATGCAGAAACTAAGATTTTTGCTAAGCTTAGCATAGATAGAAATGCAAACTCACCGAAGGCATCTGCATCTGCTGACGGAATACCATATTTAAAATCTGGATTTAATATTCAATTGCATTTTAATAACTCAAGTGAATTAAGAGATGACAAATCAGGCTCGTTAATAGAAATATTAAACTGCAGAATAATAAGCTCTGATATAACATCATCAGTTAATGATGAATCACAATTAGTAAGAAGATATCGTTTTATAGGTCAAAAAATAAATGAGCGATCAAAATAATGAAATAGTTTCAGATAATGACACAACAATACAGCAATTAGCAGAAGAATTTTCGCAATACGAAAACGGACCAGATGAAATTATGCTAGAGGCATGGAAAGCAACATACGGAAAATTCTTTGTATCTTCAATTCTTGGAGAAGAAGACATGTATGTGTGGAGAACACTAAATAGAACAGAATATAAGCAGTTAGTTAATTCTGGAGTAACAAAAATACAATCTGCATACGAAGAAGCAATAGTTAGGAAATGCATCCTGTGGCCACAAGTAACACCAGAAACTGTGGCATCAAGCGACGCAGGAACTATTCCCACACTGTCAAAGCAAATACTATTCAAGTCTGGATTTGTATCAGATCAATTCGCCTTAAGTCTTATTAAGGTTATATGATGGATGAGAATATCTTTAATTGTGGCGATGGGGGGATTGCAATAACTCTTAGTGGGCTACATGTCACTATAAATGGCAATGTATACTTTGAGCCAGTATGTATAGCTAGACTTTTAACGCTGCCAGAACTAGAAAGATTACATTCATTTGCAACAAATACAGATAATGAACTTAGTACAGTAGACGAAGAAGTTGTTAGGTTGACGTTCAGGTCATTTCTTGGAATTACCGATACTGTTGACTGGAACGCAATAGAGGGCGGAATAATAGCTCTCATATCGCAATCTGTGCGATTACAGAGCATATTATTTGTATCTGACCCAATAACACATCTAAATAAATTAAGGGCGCAGATAGGCCTCTATGACTCGATACAAGCAATAGTATCGAGATTTATGGCGACGCCATTCGATGTAGTAAGAAAACTTCCTATAAATGAACTTTTAAAAAGATATGCTATATGCCTAGAAACATTCAAAGAAGAAGTTAATCCACCTGAAGAAAAAGAAGAATAATGGCAATCATCGGAACATCATCAGTAAGTACATACGAACATTTTGAAGAAGAAAGAAACAGGAAACAAAATAACGCTATACTTAACGTTGGTGTTGGGATAGGCGCGATTGCTGGCACAAACTATTTGTTAAAAACAGATGCTGGCCAAAGTGTTGCACAAAGAGTTTTTGATCTAAACACAACAAATAGTTATTTCAGATACAACAATTTTAAATATCAAGACATAAAGATAAAGAAAACTATAACATTGGGTGACATCATACTTGATACATCTAAAGTTTTAGAAGAAATATCTCCACTTAAGATACTTAGAACATTTCATGTTTCAAGCTTTATATCTCCATATACAATCCCAAATTCAAACTTAAAAACTGTTTTTTTAACAAATGAACAATTACTTTTGGACGAAGATTATGTAAGGAGATTGATATCAAATGTTTCGCCGAATACAACTGGTGATATAATCTCAGAATTATTCGAAAATGGAGGAAAGGTAAGCAACGGACAACTATTAACACTTGATGACAGACTTGTAATGGAGAATGTAAGGTTAGTTAATTTAGCACCTAGCGCAGAAGGAGCAACAGATGCAACTCATCCGTTTCTTAATAGAATATTTGAAAAGTTCAGAAATATACATGGAGCTAAAGATAAGAGTGGGTTTGTGAGATCCGCATTATCTGAAAAAGGTGGAATTGGCATCATAGCAGGAAAATCAGAAAAAGAATTGGCAATAAACTGGGCAAGATCATATGGAAGACTTGCTGTTGAGCCTGGTTTTAAGTTGTTTGATAGGCCATTAGATGTACTAGCTGAAGTAATAGACAAAACCGGTCTGCCAGAAAAATATGGCGCATTTGAACACCTAAGAGACAAACTATATTTGGGTGCAGGAGCTGGAGGAGACTATACACAATCAGTCCCAAGAATGTTTTACAAGATGGGTAAAAATATTGCATCTTTAACAATAGCTGGAGCACTTGCCTACAACTATGGTGACAAACTAATAAGAGAAATAGCACCAGAAGATTCACCTTTTTCAAAAGGAATTATGGAGGGGCTTGCTACTGGATATGTAAATGCAAGAATTGGAATTGCCTCAATGTGGTCTGATAATTTTCAAGACTACAAAGCAAAGCAAGAAGAGCTTGCCCCAGATTCAACATCACTATTAACACTTGCTGGATTCCCTCTAGCTGGTGCCTTATTAGGGGCAAACATAGGATATTTTACCAGAATAAAAGATGCTGCAACAAAAGGTATTGCACAGGCAGATCTTGACGCAACAATTGAGAGAAGTAGTGCAGTGTTAGATTCATTGGTAGGGACTGCATCATACACTCCAAAAGCTATGAATAGGGTTGGAAGATTCTCTGCAATAGGTGCCGTGTTAGCTACAATACCAATATTACCATTTCTTCCAGGTGCCTTGATAGGTGAGTCTTCAGAAGAATTAAGAGCAGAATATTCTGGAGAAAAAGATGTTGAAATAAGAGCAACAAGATTTTGGGGCTCTGGAGGCACGGAATGGCAGGGCGGAAAGATAAAATATTTTACAAAATCATGGTATGCCCAGCTAATGAACAATGCAGAGGATATAGGAAAGTATGGCGATCAGGAAACAAAAGATGCATTAAACCCAGTGCTTAACCCATTTGACTACTTAAGAAATCCGTACAGGCTTGAAGAGATAAATCAAGATCAATCGCCATATCCAGTATGGGGAATGGAGGTTTCTTATGGTGGTGTATTTGGCAAATTGTTTCAGGCAACAATAGGCGCAGTTATAAAACCAACAATAGTAAATGAAAGACTTGAAGAATATATAGAATCTGGCGACATAGAATCTTCTGAAGGCGTAGAACTAAAGCAGCAGATAAAAGAATCAGAGCAATCCCTTATTGACTCAGGAATGATGCTTGCCCCAGAGGCTGCAAAACTTAATACAAAAACAGAACTAGCACATACTGCATACTCTGCGCTTACTGACTTTGCAGGACTTAAGGGATGGCTAATATCACTGGCATCAGATGAATTGCATACAGGAATGGGCGACCCAGGTTTACAACTAAGCACATCTGGCGCAATGAACAATTCTGCAAGGTCAATTATTGACGCTAATTTTGGAGGAATGGGAATAGCTGGCGAATCAATTAGAAGATTTATTCCAACAAATGCAGGCTCAGTCCTTGATAAAGCTAATCCTCTAAGAAATCAATCTCCTTCATGGCTACCACACGATCTTGACAATTTTTATATAGACTTTTCGTCAGGAGACCCATTTAAAAAGGTAGAAAAGGGATATTTTAGACTTCCAGGAGAAGGATATGCAAGCCTAAATCCAGAGTTAAAAGATATAAATCCAGAAAATTATCCATACATACAAAGATTTAAGATACTTTCAGATGTAGCAATGGGAAGCGATGAATATTATCAATATAAAGATATAATGGATGCAAGATATGCAAATAATCAGCTAACAGAATATGAACAAGGAATATATCTAGACACTATAGAAAAATTAAACAAGAGATCTGTCGCAAGAGAGTTTTATGAAGCTCCAATCGCGGACAATGGTGCGATAGGTAGTGCTGTTTCTAAATACTGGAAACTGGCTACATCATTGTCAGAAACACCAACAGAGTCATTGACGTTTTTAAGACCATCAGCAAAGCTTATACATCAAAGAACAGCAATAGAAGACTATGAAAAAACACAGCTATATGGAAGCGATAGTGCGATGTGGACAAGTCCGTATAGCGACTTTATTAAGCCAACAATAAATAAGATGCTTATATCTAAAGAAGTGCCAGAGGAAACATTAGACAGAAGAGCAATTGATGAATATTTTGACAAGCTAGAATATATTAAAAATAGAAGATTATACAAGGATGCACTATCATCAGGAGACGTTGAATTAGCAAAACAATACAAAAACAAATATGAATCAACAGTCATCGGAGCTCTTACTACTGGACTTGATGAAAACATGGAAATGACAAGGGCATATATCTCTATGCCTGATAATGAAAAGCAGTATTTTGCAGCATTTTCAAATATGAAGTCAGAAGAAGACAGAATAGCCGTTATCAATATGCAAACTCCAGAAATGGCAGAAATGTATAGCAAAATATGGAGGAGAAAAGACGCAATGATGCAAAACGAAACACCAGAAAGTCAAGCTGCAGCAATAATGGATATTGTAAATGATGAGTCATCAGAACTTATATCAAAAAACAAAGGAGCGTATGCAAAGTATATTGCTGGCAATAATAGTAGAGATTCCACATTTGAAGAATATCTTGCAGACAAAAGAGCGGAAGAATATATAAGTAACACAACTGGAATGCCAAATGATAATTTTTATGGATGGGACCCAAGAATAGAAATAGATGATATAAAGCTAAAAACACTAACAATAGGAAAAGAAGATGTTAGAAAATATGGGTTTTGGGAAGGCGACGAAGAAAGACTTAAAAGAATGATAGCATTAGATAGCGAAACACAGGTAGTTAATGAAATTGAGGAAATAAAGTCTGGCATAAGACAAGAAAAGCTTCAGTCTGCAATAATAAAGTCAGAGCTATATCATCGTGGCATAACAGTAGAAGAAGTAAGGTTTCATAGAAGCCAAAGTAATAATACTAATATAATGGTTGGTGCATAATGTCATTTTTTACAACAGCAGTAGGAACAGTTGGTGGTTTTGTCTCACAGGATCCATTCGAGAATCCTTTTTCTTCAATTATAGGAGCAGGCATTGGTGGTTTTGCTGGATATAATTTTGTATATCAAAAAAACAAAAAGCCATTATTTTCAATATCAGATAAAATAAACTACAACAAGCAATATATTTCTGGAGAATATAACAATTTGTATTTTTCAAGAATTGCAAAACAAAGAGTAAGCACTTTGCAAAGAATGCCTATATCAATAGAGAGAATAAGAAAAAAGCTAGCAAGCCCAAACAATTTGTCACAGAGACAAATTGATAGATTGACCTCTCTTTTATCTGCAAAAGAATCAAAGTATGGATCATTAATGGCAAATATGGATATTTTGGCAAGAGCAAGAAATATACCATCAAACATAAGAGACACTAAAAACTTGATGGAAATGATTAAAGCAGGAGATAGACAAACTATCAGTCTTATAAATGATACATTTAGACTTGGAAAGCAAGCATTTGGGACAGGCGTATTTGCAAATCAGGCAAAAAGTGGAATTACATATACTGCACAGATAACATCAGGAATGGAAAAGGATATAGCAATAGATGTAATAAAAAAGCATTTTTTAAATATAGGAAATAGCGAAATAGACTCAGCAAGAAAGGCAAAGAACCTACAGTTTGCACTTGAAGGCAAGTCCTTTTCTTTGAGCAATACATCACTAATGGTGTCTGAAAATGGAAAAAGATACGAAATTCCAATAACTGGAGGAACGTCTGGAAATGTTAAATTCACAAAAATAGACGACACATTTTATGTTTCAAAGCCATTTAATCCATTTATGAGAATGGCAATGAATGGAGACTCAGTTTCTAGTGATGAACTAAAATATCTATTTGGAGAAGTGCAAGAGACAAAAGATCTCTTAAGGATGGCACTTGACCCAGAGGAAATGCTTGCATTGAGCAAGTTGTCTGGCAAAGATGCACTTGCGGAAACCGACAAATTTGTAAGGGAAAGTATAGAGTATCTTCAATCAGAAGCACATCTTGGAGTTGCAGACATTAGGGATATTAAAAATATGCAATCACAAGACTTTACAGAATACGCACAAAGAGTGTCATCTCAATCAATAGGATTTATGAAGTCACTCGCCAAAGGTAAAGATGGGAGTTTGTCAATAAGGGATATAGACACATCTGGTAAAGTCTCTGGCGGCATTGTTAGCACATCAGAATATGCAAGATCATACTCATATCTTAAGTCTATATTTAAATACGACCCATTGTACGGACAATCTGTAAATACCATTGGAAGATATACATCAATAGGTAATATTGGTATGTATGGGGCAGAAGAATCACTATTTCCAACCGCAGAGAGGGGATATGGGTCACAAATAGTAAGATCATACATAGACAGCAATAACTACAACTTAAGAAGGCTGGATATCGACTCAGATATTGCTGACTGGATAGCAAAAAATATATCCGGATCATACTCAATAGATGATGGCTCTGGGTTAATAACTAACAACGGAAATAAGAAATTAATCAGTTCTCACTACATAAATTTTGAGATACCAAGATCTGCAAATGGATCATTTTTAGCACATGAAAGCATAATAAACGCTCTATCAAGCACAAACAATAAAGAAGGCTTGCTATCACAAATACTGGTAGATAGAGACATGACACTTGGATTTGACAGGCACGGACTGCCAATAAAGCTTAGTAATGTGTACTCAAATGCACAAATAGAAAGTGCAGATGTTGTAAACGACTCAATAAGACTAAGACTAAGGGCATCATTTGATGCAAGCAGTGAATCATGGATAAAATTGTTTGGCACATCATCAAAGGCTGGATATACAAAGACATCTCAACATGCACAAAGAATGATATTAGCAAAAGTTGCAGAAAAACAATTAAGTCAAAATTCAGAATTGCTAGATAGCATATCTGCAGAAATTGGCACAGATAGAGCAAATATAATCAAAACCCTGCAATCAATGCACTCATCAGTTGATTCTGTAGATGCAAATGTAGTCAATGCATCAGACGTTATATTTAAAAAGCTAAATCTTGATAACATAGATATCATAACAGGCAGAGGAGAGGCTGGGAATAAGGTTATCTCTACAATAGCAATGGGCACAGAGAATGAAGCAGCAGAAGCAGCAGCAAGCATAATTAAACAGGTGAGTGATGCAAACATAAGGAGAGGAAGCGAAAATGAAATATTCAAAAGACATATGGCCACATTAGCAGACTCAAACTCCAGTAGACTTGACCTAGCAAGGTCAGCAATGTTTATGCTTGCACAAACAGACGCAAAGGGAAGTGCAGATATTGTATCGACACTAAGAGCTCTTGGCGGAAATAGTCAAAATCTAGATCAACTTGTCGCAAGAGGTGGTAAGATTTTTTATGACGATATTGATAAAGCATATAGTTTATTAGATGATGCAATAAGCAGTTCTGTAAATAAAATAACAGACCTAAATGCAATAAATACAAATGTATCAATAGACCTAGGAACAGGTCTTCATGGCATAGGTAATGTTGGGTCAATGTCATGGATAGAAAAAACGCAATTGATGGCAAATGGGCTAACGCAAGAGATGATAGATGAAATCTCAAGAGTAAACAGTGACGCATTGTATGAATTAGATTTAATTAAAAGCTCAACAATACAAGGTGTAAGCATAGACGATGAAACAAAAGTTGCCAGGGGCAAGGATATACTTTCAAGTTTTTCGCTAGATCCTAGCAATAGAAGGGCTACGCTAGAATCAATATATGGCACTTTTGATGACTATGTGTCACATTCACTATCAATCCCAGATGGTTATTCAGGCACAATAAAAAGTGTACCAATATCAACTATATCAACAAACAGAACAAATTTGTATGATGTTGATGTGTCGGAAATATTGTCTGACCTAGAAAAATCAAGAAGAAGTCTTATTGCAATAGACCTGGAATATGCTGCAGCAAATGCAAAACAAAAAGCATTATTGTCAGCCAGATATATTACAGCACTTGGAGACTATGAACAAAAAATCATTTCTCTATCAAAGGGTGATGGAAATATAATCAAGGAGGCAGCAAAAAGATCTATGGATGGCAGTGGAATATTTAGAGCAAGAAGTGTTGGCGGAAGATTTGCGGAGTACATGTCTGGAACAAATCAAGCTGGCATGCTTATGTCTATGGATACAATTTTAGATCTTGCAAAGAGATCTGGCGTTGAGGTTGATTTTAAAAAAATTGACGGAGAAAATTTCCACAAGGTTGTTTTAAAGGGCACTGGAGAAGACTTTGTGTCTCTTGCAACTAGAGAACCAGCACAGGGAGCTTTATCGTCTATATTTGCAAATATATATCTAGGAGACGACTTAGGCTATTATGACGTAGGAATAGCAAATACTCAAAAAAATATATATAAGTCAGGTATGTTCCTAGACTATGATTACGATATATTGAAAATAGCATCAGCAAACTTTAGCGGCAAAGATAGCAAAGATAAAGTAAGACAAATAATTGCAAGACAAGAAAAATATTTTGCAGAATTTGAAGGTCTAATATCAACACTATCAAGAAAGGGAAATAAGGCATCTCCACAAATGCATGCATCGTTTGGCTCCTACTCTGAGTATTTGGAACACAGCATGTATTCTGCATTAAAATCAAAACAAAGAAAGATATTGGCACCACTGGCTACCGACATAGCTATGAATATGACGGATGCACTACAAAGACATTTATCTTCACTAAATCTTAGCGAAGAAGATATGATGAGAAAATCTATTCTTGGCAGAACATTCATACATAACATGACAGAGGCCCTAATTAAATCAGCACATAGATCGTCAAAAGATCTTGCTTCCACTGGTGCTGTATCAGAGATAGAAATGATTAAGGCTGCATATGACAAGGTAGAAAAAGGAGATAGATCATCATTTTCGCTTGATTTTAGAAATGCTGCAGAAAAGCTATTTGGCGTAAAAGATATGGACGCAGATACTAAAAAACTATATGATGAAGCAATTGGCGACGTAACCGAAGCAACAAAGTCACAAGCAGCAATGATATCTGCAGAAGGAGGAAGGATACAGGATTTTAGAAGCGTAAGAACTATGCAAGACATGATGTCAGAATTGAATTCATTCCAACAGAGGCAAAATATTCCTTCTTCTGAATTGCATACTGATGCCTCAAGAGTGGGTCATGGGGCAAAAATGCTTCTTGAAAATATTAAAAGAAATATATATGCAAATAAAAAGCCAATAGGATTTGGATTAGCTGGACTTGCAGCAACTGCTATGTTCATAGGAGAAGAAAAGCCAGAAATGACAAAAGAGGTTTTACCCTACAAAACAAGCGACGGAATACTTCCGGTTCCACAATCTCAAAATGCGCATGTCTATAAGAAAAAAGAGTATGGACAAACAACAAACATTAAGGCTAGGCATCATGAAAGAGGATCATCCCTCTCTAGTCTAAAAAGAGATACGTTTGGCAACCATAATCAAAGAACAAATATAACAATAAGGGATAAAAGAGAGGATAGCTATTAATGCAATCTATTGACAACTATGCAGCACAAGAAGAGTTTATAATTAATGATATTATACTTAGGGTTAATGCAACTGACATACAAGTATTTGATCAGAAGTTTACAGATTCATATTCAGCAATAAGAAATAACTCTACATACTCAATATCATCAAATGCATCAATTGCAACATATGTGTCTACTCTTGCTTTTGATCTAGACAACGAAGATGATCTTTTTAATTTGGTAAAGTTATGCACACAGCTTTGCAAATATCCATTTTTGTTCATTAAGTCTCAAAGGATAGATCAGTTTATACCAAGCGTATCCAAAAGTATTAATAGCTATAATATATTTGCAGTAAAAGAATGGAGTATAAGACATGATTCAAGAGCAAAAAATGCAATATTCGTAACTATTGATATGCATTATTTCAATTATGTTCCATACATAAAAGACTTTAGATTTCTTGACTATGCACTTATAGATTCATCAAACACAAGAACAGATAATGTCGCAAGCAAAAAAGCGTCTTTATTAAGTGTCGATAATCTTTATGAGTCAAAAATATTTCAGGATTATTTTGCAAGTGATTTTAATATTAAAAAAGAAAAAACAGATATAGCAATAAGGTCAATAATTGGATCTTCTCATGAGATAATTTTTGGATCTCCTGAAATAATAAAAGCAGAAGGCGAAAATGCAAAAAAGCCAATAGATATTATAAACTCAAATATAGAATACGCAGGATTTGAAGACCAAGATACAATACTTATTTCTTATGTTAACGACAACAGACAATCTTCCTCAAGTGTTGAAGGGGAATTATTAAACTATTGGATTTGCTACAGAGATATGCCGATAACGCTAATATCAGACGGAGATGGAAATAAGATATTTGACGTACAGGCAATGACAATAACAAAGAAGAATAATATTGTCGCAAATCAACTACAGATGTATAGAGAGCCATTTATACAATATCTAGGAAAATCTCCAGCTATAATGACGGTTGATATTTCAATAAATAATTCAGAATTTGAATACTCAGATTTTGGACATGACGCAAACCTTAAACCGTATGAAATATTGGCACACGAATTAAGAAAAGCAGAGACATTCAAAGTCGTTGGCGGTAATAAACTTCCATTTAAATCTTTGCGAATACGAAGCCTTCTTAATATCCTTGCAGACTCTAACTATTTCATAATTGACAGCGAATCATCTATTGAATCAGCAGATGATCAAGGAAGGCAAGGTGTCACTCTTAATTTTGTTGAATCAGACATAACAAAACTTGTTGGTGCTGGGAACCTGAACCTTTCATCTCAATCATTGTATGATAAGGAGCTTTATCCAATGATATTTGCTGCATCTGAATTATTGCAGTTATACTCAGAAGAAACCTCACTTAACGTAAATAAACCAAAAACAAATGGCGGAATACCAATAGCTTCTGATGACATAATTAAGGAAAAAATCACAAACAGCAAGCCATCAAACAAAGAAAATACAGTAATAGCAAATAATACATCTTCGCTTGTGAAATTATCACTACAAGAAAGACAAAAAATACTATCGTCTGGAATAGATGGCGAACCAAATATTGATAGCCTAATAGCACTATTGTTTGTAGGAGCAAACAATCTAATTAAGTCTGTAGCAAAAGGAAATATGCCAGCATTTGACACCTACAAAGATGGACTTATCAAGACAGCAAAGGCATTGAAATTGCTAGCCACAAAACTGCGAGATGATAAGATAAAAGTAGACACATCTTCTCAAAATTTTATAGAATTTTTTGGCGCAATAAGCATTACATTAAAATTAATACTGGGAAAAAATAATGGCAAGAATCTAGAAAATGCACAAAAGTATCCAACTTTTTACGCAAAAGTTTTACAGTCAGTATATTCAAATCTTAATGTTAATGCTGCAAAAGGTTCCTTTAACGAAATTAAAGGAGAGGCATTAGAGGACTTGTCAATCTTTAAATCTCTTATTTCTGGAAGATTCATAAGAGAAGGCTCAACCGACAAAGAATACCTAGGTGAGTCTGACAATAGAAAATTTTCACCATTCTTTTTTATTGATCAATATACATATATGGATCCAGTATCATTAATTGCAACAACAAGTGCTATAACAACAATAGCTGGTAAGACGCTAGAGGATAAGGAGTCTTTGTTCAATAGGGATGGCGTTACTATTTCAGATTCATCAAATTATATACCTTTATATAAAGTTAAAGAGATTGATGCAGAAAACAAGTCAGTTGCAAAAACAAAAAAGCTTGGGAAGATTGAGTCTACAAAAAACAGGATAGAAAGATTAAATAAATATGCTGAATTAGCATATGAAGAATACATAAAATATATTAAAGAAAACGCCAACAATAAAAACGTCAACAAGTCAGTAATACTAACCAAAGATTTGTTTTTTACGATCATAGCAGTAGAGTCTGATGGCTTCCCAGGTGCTCATAGAAGTGGATCTAGCTATTATGGCTTATTTCAAATAAGCAAAGATAATTGGGATTACTACTATGGTAAAGAAACATTTAACTCCAAATGGAATGATCCTGTGTCAAATACAAGGGCAACTTTAGATTTTTGGCACAAATATATATTTCAAGAATTAACAAACAAAAGCGCAAAAGAAATTGACCTAAATCCAAATTCTTACTTTAACTTATACATGATGCATCAGCAGGGCGCAGCTGGATATAAAAGTATAATTAAGCTATACAGAAATACATCTACAAGAGGCGCTGTAGTTAGAAACACTAAACTAAGAGAAAGAATGGCGTCTAATTTTCCTGGGCAAAATGAAGCAAAAACAAGATGGGACTACAGACCAGACTCATGGCTAAAGGCATGGAAAGATAAATTTTATAGCAAGACAGGCATAGATTCTCAAATATTTGGATATACTGAACCAGTAAAAACACAAGGTTATGCTCCATTGTCTGTTGGAAATTTAACAACAGGAATAGGTGCGCCAGCAAACGCAAACCTGATTGCATCTATATACAAAAAGCAAGAAGGTCCAGCCTCAAAGGCAAAACCAAAAGTTGAAGATGGTGACACATTTTCATTTCCATCATCAATGTTTGAGGCTAGAGAAGGAAAATTGCCAGCCGGAAGTCTTAGAATTTATGGTATAGACACAAAAGAAAAAAACCATAGGAAAAGTGGACTAGGCCAAAAATACAGCATAGATGCACTTCTAGCTGCAGAAGATATTCTGTCAAAAATGGTATATCCAATAAAAATATACAGTCTTGGCGATATAAGCGAAGACAGGGATCTTGTAATTGTTGTTGACAAAAATGGCTCTGACTTTGCATACGAAATGATAAAAGCAGGTCTGGCAAAATATTCCACAATATCAGAAGAAGAACTAAAAGGGCGCAGCGCCATATACAGAGATATATATAACCAAACTGAATCTTTGCTTAAAGTAGACAGTCAAGAAACATCACAGGATGCTACAAAAAAGGCTATAGGCGGCTCAGAAGCACAAACAACATTTGACATACAATCATATGAAAATAAAGTCGCAATAGCGCTAGGAGACAATTCTGGTGATTACACATTGTCACAAAGATCAGATGCGCTTATGTCAAAAACAGATGATCCAGACAGACTAACAAGGCCGGATGACGGATTATTAACAAGACCAGGCAAAAACGCATACTCTCAAATAGACACTGATAGCAAGTCTTATGGACTTGAATTTGACGAAGACATAAATATGCAATATAGATGCATAAGAACAGGAAACCATATAGCTAGCGGTCTAGACCTAGCTGTTCCGTCTGTTAAGGCGTATATAGTAGAAGGCCTAAGAAGTGATGAATTTGCCAGATACAATTTAGTTGCACCAAGAGAAACAAATCTATATGAGATTTCTGGCTTGACAGATGTAAGAATAGAAACACCAACGCCAGACAATCCAGTGTCAGTTGCGGCATTCACTGTTCTTAATCCTGGGTCAATATATACAGACATAGCAGCTATAGCAAGAAGAGGCGGAGCGTATTATCCAGACTATACTGAAAACAATTTAGATCCAAACTTTGCTAGTAAGTCTGGCAAATTAGTACTTAAATCTGGCACAAGAATACATATAAGGATTGGCTACTCTAACAACCCAAATGAATTGGAAACCGTATTTAATGGCGAAATTGTAGAGATAGAAGGAGAGGAAATACTTCAAGTGATAGCAGAAGGATATGGAAGAGAGCTTATTGCCATAGACAAAGCTGTAGAAGAACCTGAAGATCTTGGAAGCAAAAGTGCAACAACAAATTTAGTTATACACAGACTTCTTGAGGCAGATGAAATATATCATCTTGGTTTAAAAAAATATGCCACAAATGTAGTAAATCCTATAGGTAGAAATCTATTAGATGGGGTAACTGTTGATGCAAGTGATCCAAACTTAACATCCAGTTTTACAAAAGTGTGGGAAGCTATATATGGATGGTTTGCAAGTGACGACCCCAACGGTTTATGGTTTGGAGACTGGTGGGCAAAATCAAGTGAGCTTTATACAAATGTCTATAGCCCAATAATACAGGGAATGGACCCAGAAATGTCAGGCGACATTAAAATAAGATATTTAATATCATCAGTAAAAGATATAGATTTAATATTCCCTTTGTATAAATCAACAACATGGGAGGCGTTAAGAGAGGTTCAGTATAGACATCCTGGCACATACATGAATGTTATGAACTACAAGGAAAGGGGATCTTTGTTCTTTGGGATCAAGGAGCAAATGTATATACATACAGATCCGCCAATATCTATGTTTACTGGTGCAACAGAATCTTTCGAGACATACAATAAGGAAGTTAATGCAATCAAACACAAACTATTAAAGCCAGCAACAGATATGCACCTCATAGTGTCAGAGAGAGATATTATCTCAAATCAAATAAAGGTTGATGCAGGATTTAAAACACAAATAAACGTAAGATATTTTGACAGAATGCCATCCGCAGAAGGAATAGAGGATACGAGTGATTATAGCTTCTATACTATGCAACTAGATGACAATCTGAGACCAAATGCAATCAGGTCAAAAACTCTATATATGAATGCGTGTCATAAACAATTTATGGCATACAGATATGGAACTACAGAGCTAGTTGCAGAGGCAGAAAAAATGTATGATGGAAAAATAATCGTAGTTGGCAACCCATACATGAAGGCAGGCGACTACGCATACATAAATGACTCTTATAGAGGTCTTAACGGCATTATCAAAATAAGAAGCTGTTCGCATATAATCAATAGCAAGGATGGATATATTACTGTAATAACACCAGGGCTATTTATAGAGCCAAGGATTTATAGGTATTCAAATCTGTACACAAAGCTTGGACTAGCGTGGACTATTGCAGCAAATAAAATTAAAAATGATGCAAAAGTTAATTTCTTTGACACAAGAAAAATAAAATATGTTACGTCATTTATGGAGATATTAACAAATCCATTGCTTGCAGAACAATTAAATTCTTCACCTTTAAGTTACGGAAACAAATCAGCTTTAGCACTAGATCTTACACTTAAGGCATTACCTGGCGTAATTGGCGGTGCCGCTTTGTACAGGGCATTTCCTTGGTTGACTAGACAGGTAATATCTGTTGCTGCAACAATAAGTTCATCAACGCTTGGAGGAGCAATAAGTACAGCAGCTACATCAGCAAGGGTTAGCACTGCTCTTATTTTAGGCGCAAGATCGCTTGGAGGAGGGGCTTTAGGCTTTCTATCAAGGGTTTCTTTGGCTACACTTGGTGGTCTTTCAGCAGGAGTACAAAGAGGTGTAAGTGTTGCTGCAATAGTAGCAGCAAGCCCAGCCCTTGTAGCCGCAGGAACAACCATAATAGGCGCAACTATACTAGCAATGTATTTATATCAGACAATAGAAGAGATAAATCAAACAAGACAACCAATAGTCATGTATCCTTTGCTAAATAACGGCATACCATATCAGGCTGGCCTATTTGGGTACGAGATAAATACGCTAAATGATTCTTTTGGGCTTGAATTTAATAAAACTATGTCAGCTATAAACACAATATACAAAGCAGCAAGATCAGAGTATCTAAGATCATCTGAGTCAGATAATGCTAAACTAGAAAAAACATTAAAATATCTAAACACCATAAATAAAACAGCGTCACCAGATTTATTTTATAGATCAAAGGAAATAAAATGATAAGAAAAGAAGTTGGAATTATAGAGACGATATCTCCGCAAGGAGATATTGTGTATGCAATAATAAGAAGAAAAGGGGATGCTGTTTTTGACACAGAAGGTAGTAGCGTATATATAAATAGCCATATCTATACACAAGATATGGCATATACGATGTTGCCAGACTCAACAAAATCTTTGTCCGAGACACTAATACAATTAGATATAGGAATATCTATTTATCTAGCAAAACTAGAAAAACTAATAGGGAAAGAAGTTTTAGTATCAATAGAGGATGGGTTCGTAAGATATGCTGAGATCATAGACCCAGACAAGAACCCAAGATTGATATCCGCAAAAGATATAGCTACAGCAAGAAGACTGTCATCTAATATTTCACAAATAGATTCAACTGGTATAGAATATTTAAAACAACAAGGATATACAGATGGACAAATTACTTCCACGTTGTCAGAAAATATTGGAAATAATAAGCTTAATGGTGTTGTTATAAAATATGGAGATGCGGCTGTTTATGACGCAATATCAAAATCAGAAGTTTCATCAAGAAAAAACATGGAAATATCATCAAGTATAGCAACTGGAATACCTGCATCAAAACTAAAGAACAAAACATGTCATATACACATAAAGGCTTTTAGCGCAAAATGAAATTAAAAAATCAATTAGACTCTTCTGTGTTTATCGAAGCAGACACTTCGGCGTCAAGAATAGCAGCAGGAGCTGTTTCTGTAACAGTAGACAAGGAAGCAGGCGCTTTTATAAATGGCGCTTTATCAATAAGTAGCGGTATACCAAATATAAGAATTGGGCCAATACATAAATTTAACCCATTAACAATTTCATGTATACCATCAACGCTTGTCACTCCAATACCAACATTTATTTTTGATATACCAGCAAAACATGCAATAGCTACAGCTGCACTTGGAGCATTATTAAGGTCAACATTATGAATATACAATTAGATTTGTCATTTAATGACTACGGAGACATTGAGTTTGTAAATGGAAATATATCTGTAATAAAAAACCAACTTGATATACTAAGGCAAAACTGTATGGACAGAATAAAAACAAGTTTTGGCGACTATAAACTTAATAAAAATATTGGTGCAGATATACAAAGTTTTACAGGGAAATCTGTTGATTCAATTCTTCTGTCTAAAATAAAAGAATCAATTATTAGATCATTAACAGTTGATAACTTTCTAGAAAGAGAGAATATACAATGCGCAGTGGTAGAAGTATCAGCAGGCACAATTTTTATAAAAATAGAAATATACACAAATATACTTGGATACTCTTTTACAACAATGTCAATAAATTCAACATTCAACACAATCAATGGTGTCTTAAATGTCTATAAGTAACATAAACAAGAATATATTATCAATAAAGATATTAGATAATATAAATACAAGCTTAGGTATAGATAATTCATCACTATCTTCTAAAACAAAACTTATTGCAGATGCTTTTGCCGAAGAGATAAGTACAATTTCTGCATCTACGATAAATATAATGAATCGCTATTCATCATCTACAGCAGAATCATTTTATCTTGACATAGTTGGAGCAGAGAACAATGTATATAGAAACAATGCCCCGTACATAACAACAGATGAGAATGTATCTATTGTTATGCCAATAAGTCAAGCTTCTGGGTTTGATGATCTGCTTATAGGCAGAGAGATAATATCTATTGGAGAGCAAGTAACTATTGACTCCAATTATGTTGTCACATTTTTGAGGCCTGTTATTATAGCTTCAAAATTTGATCCAGTTGAATGCTTTGTTAGACTAGAAAGTTACGATATTGACTCTAATATTTATATAAACAAAGATTCATCATTTGCTATGAGCGGAGATAATAATCCATATTTGGAATTTGTAAAACTAAAAATATTAACAGACATAAATATTCCAATATCACCAGTTGATGACGATACATTTAGAATGGCAATACAAAAAGCAAAAGTGTTAAAAGACAAAACAACAATAGAGGCTGTTAGTTCAGAATTAATATTGGTTCAAAATCTTAATGGATACACTATAGACTCTAAAGCAGGCAAAATAACCCTATTTATAGTTACAGATTCTATGGTGCAAAACTCAGGAGAAGATTCACGAATAGACAAGTATAAGTCATACTTATTGGCAAAGATTAAAAATATTGTATCCGCAGGGATAGAAGTTGATGTTGTTACTCCGGACAGATATGTAGTTTCTGTAAAATATGAAAATAATTCATCAATACCTACACAAATAATAAAAGATGTTATTATTGAATTTTTTAAGAGTAACTATGTGTATGCAGAAAATCAAATATTTGACTCAACAAATATAACAAAAAGACTACATATGGACTATCCTGCAATGGAAAAAGTTTCTATAACAAAACTAGGTTTATTTGATCCAATACTAAACAAAGAAATAATAGAGCCACAGTCAGTGTTAAATATTGATAAATATGGATATATAACATTGAGTCAAAGCAATATATCTGAGGAATAAATATGAATAGATCATTAAATATATCTATTGGCACTGGTCCACATTATATAGGTGGAAATATAACTGCCACAGCAACAGTGTCGCCATATACTGCTGGGTTAATATATATTTGGATAGATGGCGAAGGGAACATTCTAAATAGTGGTATAGATTTGGTCAATATAACTATACCAATAAATGAAGGTGAATTTAATAGATCAATTATAGTCTCTGTGATTGACGGAGACCTAGCAATAAATGCATCAGTATCGTATGTATGCGAATATAGTTCAACTATCTTACCACAACCAACAATCCAGAGCGTAAAAAGAAAAAGATCAAACTTAGAACTACATAGATGGCTATCATATATGCCTAAATGGTCATTTGCGAATAAATCACATCTATCATCATATGCAAAACTTTCAGACTTTTCATACTTATCGCTAACAGATATAGCGTCAAAACCAATTATAAAATCTGCTATAAATATGACAAATGCCATAGATACAATTGATTATAATAGATACAACTATCAGCTACCAGTACATAGAAATACAAAACTTGCAGTTTCAGACGTTGGAATTTGTGAAAACATAGGACATTCAGATTATGTCTCTTTTGATAGTTATCCTATAACAAACTGCTATATAACGGAAGGCAAGATATATAATTACGAATATGAATATAATACAGATGATTCATTTCAAAGATTCAATTTGCCTATAGAATGCTTTCTTTATCTTACGTCATATGACAATACAGAGGATGACGTAACAATTGTAGGTCTTGACAAAAATGGTGTACTAATAAAGGATAAATTTAAATTGCACCCTAGAATTAGCCACAAAAGCATAAATAGGTATAAGGCAGTTATAGGAGTTTATAGCAGAACATCATTTAATATTTCAACGACATCAAAAAGCGACTCGTATATAACTGGATATATAGATTCAAAAAGAATAGTAGATATTGATGGAAACTATTTTGAGCCATTTTTCAAGCAGGATGAATTAGATCCAACAGTATTAAATATAACAAAAGACAATGGCATTGATATATACAAATTTAGAGTGAATAAAACAATTGACAAGTTTGTTGTTACAGAAAATTTGGACTTATTCTTTATATCAGACAACACATTATACTCAGCAAAGATGTATCTTGATGTTGCCTTAAACGCTGGTATTACATCAACATATAATAATAATGACATATGCCAGTCAGTATATGACAATGTAATGGACGGAGAATATATAGAAATAGATATCAACACAAAAAATATAGAAAAGATTGGCAAATACTTCTCTATAAAAATGAACAATGGAAATAATGAGATTTGGTTTAATAAAAATGGATTGGAGACAAACACAAGAGAGCTTATAAATGTAAAGGAATGTCATAATAAAATTGTCATAAGGAAGCAGAAGCTAAATAACCTACCATATATATTTACTGTTTTTGTCAATGAAATAAAAGAAGTTTTTCAATCTGGAATAATTGACAATAATATTGAAACATATAAAATATGTGAAGACATATATGACATAGAAGTTTTTGACGGTCATATTTATATATCATCATTAAAAAAAGCATCACAGAAAGCTGCAGAGAATAATAGCTACCAATACCATTCAAAATTAGTAAATAATAATCTAGAAATAATACAAAGCACATCAAGCAATTCAACTACATTCAAATTAATTCCAGTGCGGTGCTGCTATTCTGCTTCAAATAACTCAATCATATTCCCTCAAAAAATAAACATAGAAGAAGTATTATATGAATAAACTGCTGCCAATAGATCTATACGAAAAATCTGAAAAAAGAAATAGTGGCGACATTGATAGCTTAAACAAAAAACCAAAAAAATCGCCAGCAATATATATAGATTCAAACGCAAACATATCAATAGAAGGAAATAAAATAACAATAATTAGCACACAATATGATCTGTCTTCATATACTGTACTAGATATAGTAAATATAATGACAGATAATGGAATTAATGCCAGTATTTCAAATGAAAGATATGCAATGTATCCTGCAATATTATTAGCCGACTTTGCTTCAAAAAATACAAAGATATCAAACATTAAAAGTAGCCCACAGAATTTGCTTGAATATGGAGTCAAGTATATAGAGGCTATATATGACATAAATGATTCATTAAGCTTTAATGTTGTCGAAATATCTACAAATGGAAAACAAAACTTATTTGAACTTATAGACGCAACTGTATATTCAAACATAGATGGCAATGCAGTAATAATATATGAAGAAATATACAATAAATATTTTCTTAACGTGCAGAGTTTTAAGGTGATAAATGGGCACATGTTTGACAATAATTCAATAATCGGAAGATATGTTACTTCGGGAAGCTAACATGACAACAAAAACATACAATTTAAATATATCACTTAGTCCTACAACATCAACTAGAAGCGCATACAATGCAGATCACACATTTGATGGAATAGAAAATTTTAACTACACATCAACACTCAACGATGGAATATATGACAATGGAATGATAATAAGAAGTGGAAAAATAATTCCAACACTAAACAACGGAAATGTATCTCTTGCCGATTCTTATATAAAGAAAAACAATAAGGAATTTTACAGCATTCAGTCAAACGAGCTTTTATCAAACATAGCATATATATACGAAAGACAAGATGATGTTATATCAATAGCAAAGAAGCTAAGTATAGAAATAGGTAAGCCTTCATATATTGAATCTGAGCTAATATCAAATTTAAATCTTATTGGTGTAAAAACACAACTATGCAAACATTCAAATATAGCCTCATACCTCTCAACAATAACAGACTCATACGATAACTTTGAAGTAGCAGATACAATAAAATTAAATGAAACAAGCATAGCAATAAAGACAAGGTTTTTTCCAATATTGCCAATAATGAAAATATTTGGATATAACAATTTGTCAATGTCATATTTAGATCTATCCACAAACATAATATCTATATCAAGACATACTGGAGAAGTTGAGATTTCCGCATCAAACATAGATCATGTTAAAATAATTTACTTTGTGTCACCAGTTGCAGTAAATAAAGAAATAAATATACTTGAACCATTTAGTGGTGATTTTATAGAAGTTATTTCCAGCGCAGAACACCTATACACGAATATGTCTGTATCCGGCACCGAGATGATGCTAGACACAGAAGAACACATAGATTGCGAAATAGTTCCAAAGAACTTTGTTGATGGGATAGATGTCTCAAAAAACATAATAATAAATGGCAAAATATCAAAAACAAGTCCAAGAAAAAATAAGTACACAGTATCTCCATCGTACAACCTATTAGACAATCTTATAGAAACAGACATCAATTTTAATTTGCCAGAACTAACAAATAATATAAATATGGCAATACTTGGAATGTTTAATGATGGAGGAAACAAAAGACTGTCAACTATGTGTGTCGGGGTAAGTTCAATTCCGACGGCATATCAATCAATGCTTTCAGTGTCGTCTTCATTTAATACAATTATTCATAACACATCAGCACCACTACCTGCCGCAAACAATGGAAATCTTTCGTATAGCATAACTCATACCACAGACAATGGATATTCAATTGTTATGCCAGCATGGATTGACGAATCTTCAATATCAATACAGCAAGATGATGGGGTGTCTATGACTCCATTTACAAATTATACCTTCATATCCCCTGATATAATATTGTTTGATAAAGAGCATACAGACACAAGTTATATATACCATATATCTGCTGGATCATTTGTTAGTCCAATTATTTCAATAATAGATAGCTACAATCACAAAGCATACATAGCATCAGCTGGAAATATATTTGCGCAATATCCTACATTAGAATCTCTATATTTGCTATGCAAAGATAATGTTATAATAAATTATATAAACAGAAGCTCTACATATGCAAAAATCTATTTTAAAAACAAAACTACACTTACAGTAGATGTTTCAAAAAAATACATAAAAACAAACCTAGATAAATACAAATCGCTTATTCTGGAATCATAACAATGAGTCAGCTACAATCAAATATAAATTTACCATCACTTGAAAGCATTGATGGCTTTGCAACATTATCAAGCATCTCTGAGGTAATAGTCTCAACAGAAAATGAAATAGACAACATAGGAAATGCAATAGGCAACATACACCAAGAGGGAGACTATAATCACAATCTTCCAAAAATGATAAATAGTGTTGGAGAAGCAATAGGCTCCGAACTTTCAGACCCAGCCATGCCTTTTGGTCAGTCATTTTCTAATTTTGCAGAAAGTAAAGTTTTGTCAGGCGAAAAATCAGCTATATTAAAATTAAATGCAAACATATCTAATCCAATAGTGATTCAAGGCTACAATGACCTAAATTCGCCAACTACGCTTTATTCATTAGCTACAGATCCATATTCAATGTCGGCAAATGAATGTTATATAAGCGGAAGGTATATTATATTCAAGGATCCACCATACCAATTTACAATAACATATGACGGCACATATCCAGACTCACAATATATTGATAAAGACGGCTACATGCCAAATATAGTGCCAAATTTAATCAACCCTTCCTCTAATAGACCGACATTAACAATAGAGTCTGGAAAGATTAAGGTAGAACTAAATAATGCCAATGCAATAAAATCAGACGTTTCAATAGATGATCAGTATGGCATTGTTTTAGCAAATTATCTTCTTCCATTTGTGGATGCAACTGGCAACACTCCATGCCCGCAAGCTTATATTTCAGCATACATATACAGACCACTTTCAGGACAAATTACAAAATTAAAATGCAATAACATTTACATATTGTCAGCAGAGTCATACTACCTAGACACAAGTGAATCTGTAGATTTGGCTAATGATATTGTAATTATGTCAATAACAAACACAACTGTAAAAGAATGGCTAACTACAGCAATAAGGGAATTGGAGAATCACAAGCATGACGGAATGGATATATCATCACCAATAAGACATGAAACATTAGATGGATTGCTTCCTTCATCTGATAATCCAGATATTAAATATGCAAAATCAATAATTCCAAATAATGAACACGTGCAGTATCTTCACAGAGAAGGTTATAATGCGTCCGATGAAGGTGCGTATGGAAATGCTATGCTTGGCGATTTATTGATCGGATCAACAAGTAGCAGTTCTTTATTTAATAATACATTGCAAGATTCAAATAAGGTACTATTTGGATCTACTAATGGCAATGGACATGGCCTTTACAGAAGATCGGTAATAAATGGTGATGTATTAGATATTGCGTCCTCAACAAATGGATTGCTTGTTTCTTATGAATATAATAATCAATACAAATATGGAATTGGAATATCTACAAATAGTTCTGGAATTCATAAGTTTAGCAATAGGCATGATAATAATAACTTATTGATATCATCAAATAATGACAAGACAACATTCGGAAAATATAACAACACGTTAGAATCATATGTTTTAAGCTCTGTAGAAATGGGAACTCTTGATGTTGGTACAATAAATTTAAATCCAGTGTCAATTTCTAAAAGTGGTGGTACAAGCGCACTAATATCATCTAGTGACATAAATTCATTTTTAAATATAACTACAAAAGTTGGAATATATAATAACACTATTAGTGGTGGCATACGTTTCACAGATGGAGCAAATACGTTTGCTAAAATATTTGCATCAAAAGAAAATGGAGCATTGGCTACGGCAATAGATAGCAAGACAGTATTTGCAACCTCATCAGACTTGTATCTGATTAAAAACATTACAGATACAACCGCTGGCATATCCCTAGAGAATCGTGCAAATATATATGTAGGTGATGTATTTTGTTATACAATTGGTACAAGTAAAACTAGCGGATCAACAAAAAATGGATTTAAAATAGGAGACGATCATTCTATATATTTAACAGAGAATGTTGACTCAACTGCAAATACTTTAGTTCTTGAAGCAAACAATAAAGTTATTTTAACAAAGCCATCACTAACAGTTAATGTAACATCTCCAACATATACAGATTTGCAACTAAATGATTTGTACGCCAAGGATGTGATACTTAGTGGAAAAATAACTGGAAATACAGAATCTACAAATTCAACAATTACAAACCTAACAGTTAACACCTCGTTTACGTGTGCTAATACATGTACTGCAACCTTTAATGGCCCAGTAAACTTTAACGAAGCTATTGATTTTAACGATAACGTAACAATAGGCGTATTAACAGTTTCTGATACAGGAAACTATTCAGATAGATTAAATGCAAATAATGCATATATACAAAATCTTACTAGTGAGATAACTACAAATCTAAAAGGGCAGATTGTATTTAGTACACACCCAGTAACAACTAATATTAGTAGATTTACATGCAATGTGCCATCAGTGTTTAATGAAACTGTAACGTTTGCATCTACTCCTACATTTAACACTCCTGTAACATTTTCTAACTCCACTATAAGCACACTAACCTCTACTGACTTTATATCAACAAACGCTACAATAGCAAGTGCAACAATAACATCATTAACGATAACAAATGTATTAAATGCAACTGGAATAAATACCCCAACACTTGATACAGATAATAATGGAATAGTTGTAACTGGAAGAATACAGCAGATAGGTTCTACAAGTCCAAATGTGTTTCAAGCACCAATACATATTGCTGGAGGAATAGAAATAACTTCAACTGGGCAATCTGTTGACTTAAATAATGGATATGTTGAAAATCTACAAATGAAATCAGTACCAAATGATAAAGATGCAACTAATGTCAAGTTTGTTAGAGATCAAATAGCTGCAACATTATTAAATTCTTTACTTAGTGCTACATATCCAGTAGGCACTGTTTATACAAATGCTACAAATCCAAATAATCCAGGTTCTTCAAGTGGCCCATTTGGTGCAAATTATTTTGGAACTTGGGATGAATACGCAGAGGGCAGGGTTATAGTTGGCTCTGGATCAACCTTAGATACAAGAAATGAGACTATTTTCTTTTCTACTGGTGCCACAGGAGGCGAATTTAAGCATGAATTAACAGTATCAGAAATGCCATCACATAGTTTGCAATACTACTCTTACTTGACACAGTCCTATGCTGGAAATAGTGGCATTGGTGGCGGTGGGGCAATAACTTCGGAAGGAAACAGGACAACGTCTAGCATTGGCGACAACACTGCTCATAATAATATGCAACCATATATTGTTGCAAAAATTTGGGTAAGAACAGCATGATAACAAAACAATACAACATGAAGCTCCAGGAGGAGCTTTGTGTTTCAAAATTATCGGTTTCTTTGTCTGATACAAATTCGATACTTGTAAATACAGTAAAAATGGAAGAAATATTATTAGAAAAATCAAACAAAGATCTACTTGAAATAAACGAAACACAAATATCCAGCAAAACAATAAAAGCAAACACCACAAATGTTATAGCAACAGATGTGATAATAGATGGTGCAGTATACTATTTTAAGCATAAGAAATTGTCGTATCCATCCCATACAATTAAATATGACAAGCAGACCTATGAGCCTCTAGGTGATTTTATATATTCTACAGAAAGATATGTTAATGCAGAAATAAGAAATTCATCTGGTCTTCTTGTTAATATTTTAGAAATGGAGTTTGTTCCAGTATTTATTGATAAAAGAATGATTAACTTGAAAAGTTATATTGATATTGATGGAAAATATTTTATTCCAAAGAGAAAGGGTGACAGCTTAATGATTTCTTTCTCAAAAGAAATATCTAGCTATACCATTGATAATAGTATATTTAAGTCAGAAGCGTCCATCAGGAATAAATATGCAACAATAAAATTAAATGATTTCTTGTATGTACAAAACAAAACAGTTAATGGACTTAACTCAATTATAGAATACGACTATTTCAATCCAGTATTTAGTTTAATAAAAAAAGTTAGAGAATTTATTGCAGTTGACAAAACAGGATATATTTATCTATCAAATAATAATATAGATATAGACTCAATAAAAATGATTAGCGTTAATGATATTCCCTTAAACATAGAGCTAGGCAATTTAACAAATCATTCATCTGGAAAAATATGCATAATTGATCTATTTGCGAGTAACACAATTGGGCCTGAAGATTTAGTTGGAATAGAATACAACTATCTGCATAAAGACGAGATGTATGTTGATATTGATATTAGAAAATTAAATAAAGATTCAAGAATGCATTCTTATGTTGGTGCAACAAAAGTATCAACTCCAACAGAAGAAACAAAAAATGAAAGAAATTTCGGAGTTTTTATTTCTCAAAATAATTTTCTAGTAGATAATGTTTTTAATTACACAACAATTGATGTATCTCAATCTGGTTCAGAGTATTTGTTTGACTACACAACACAAAATCAAATAGTTTTTAATTCAGCAAATAAAATTGAATCTTTTTACGCAAACAATATTGGCGCAATAGATAGCTACTTAAATAGCAAGCATTACAAAGATTGCGGAGTTTTTGCAATAGAAAAAAATAATGCTGAGTATCAATACATCCCAATAACATCTGTGCCAAGACAAGAAATGTATGAGCCAGAAAAAATAATGGATGTCACATCATCAATAGTTGTAGTTGGAGACGGTGACATAGATCCTCCAGCTGGAATTAAAAAAATACTGTATGCAAATGCATTCCCTATAAAATATAACATTGACCACAAAACTTCATCTAGCATTTACTTAAAGATAAATATAAATGAAGAATTATCATTTACAAACTACACAACAGATACAGATATAATTGATTTCTGCAAACTGTCTGATGAAATAGAAGAAGATTATAGTTTTGACATATCAAAGTTTAGAGTATTATACATAGATAATAATGGCGAAACAGAAGAAGTACCGACTGTATATGCGGATACTTCGTCTAATGATATATATCTTAAGTGCTCGAATACGGCAAATAAAGAGATTCGACTAAAATATTCAAATATGACTTCTAGTTATGGATTTAAAACATGAAAGAATTTATACAAAACTCCAGTAATTTAATAATTAGAAAATTTTCAGTACATAATATACTAAACGAAAGATCTTCAGATGATAGAATAAATGGGATACTAAATAGCAATTTAGAAATATCAAAAGAAGGGAAAGATACACTTAATAAGCTAGGAGAGTATCTAGATGAATTTGACATTCTAGTTGAATCAATATATTCGGCAATAGAGGAAAAAATAATATTTATGGAAACATACTGTGATGCAATAACATCGAATGCAAAACAAATACCATCAAATACTCTTGGGTCAATATATATATACAATGGCGACATAGAGCTAGATGGAATGACATACATAAAGGATACTGGATATATTCTTGGAGTAGACTAATGGCTATTATTAAATATAGCAAAACTATAAACATAACATCGCACAATATAACAATGATAAACTGCGATATATCAAATCTATATATAGATAGAATAACTGGAATAAATTCAAAAGGCGAAGAGGTCATAGTAAAGCATATTGGTTCAATAATAAACGCATCAATATCGTTTATGTATGATGAGTCATATAGAGTTTTTAACTTATACTACGACAACGACAATGGAAACATAACAAATCAAATACTTGACAATGAGCTTTTGTTTGTATCATCTTATTCAAAATATACAAAACGTGGAAGTATAAAATTAAAAGAAAAACAAATAGGCCATATAGCTAATATAAAGCCAATTATAGACGTTTTAAACGTAGGTGATGCAAACATATCAATGTCTCTATTTGTGAAGCTATACGACGAAAATAACGCTATTATACACGGATATGAAGTTATGATACCAATATCATCAGATTCCGTCCTTTATCAAAAAGAAAAGAGAGAAAGGTATTCTTATGTTTATGGATATATAGACAGGAATAAAATAGAAGAAGATGTACTAATAGATAGAGATGATATTTTTGCATTTGGAATTCCAATAAATCAAGATAAATATATCAAGTACAGCAATGGCGTTATATCAGTAGAGAATATTAATGCTTCATATATGTCTATTTCTGGTGTTATAAATGTAATCAACACTGACTTTGCAAAATCAAATCACACTCCGATAATAAAAAATATAAGTATAGTGACATATTCATAATGCTAGAATTTAAAAACTGCAAAAATAAAAAAGAATTAGTTGCCCACATATTAAATGTAGGAAATGACTTTAATGAAAAAATATCAAATATAAACTCACTTAATACAGACATGCTGAGTGCAGTTGAAAAAACAGCCTCATATGGGCAATCACTTACGGACGGACTAAAGGTTATAGCAAATCAAATATCCGACATAATGATACTAGATGGTTATTTGGCAAAATCAGTCACTCCTTTTGAAAATGTTAGTGTTGAATTAACAAATATGATAATTGACAAAGATACATTAACCATGAGGATTGCAAACAAAAAAATAAACAAGTCTGTAATAAAAGACATAAAGGTATTTGTAAATAATAGTAATAAATTTTTCAATGCATCATCTTTTATATCTGGTAATAGTACAATGGAGCTTAGGTCAATAGGTGATGTTCTTGATGCCACAATAGAAATACTTTTATCAAAAGACTTTGTAGTGTCTGAATTTACACTAGGAATAGTAGGTAATGGAACAAAGCTGCCAAAAATAAAAGACATATCAATAATATCCTCAAATGGTTCATTAGCAAAACCACTAATACTAAATAGCGACAGCAATAGTTATTCAATAAGATCAACAGATGACATAATAAGAATACAGCCATCAGTAGGCAATAAAATTATTATAAACTTAACAAAAGACGACTCATATTTGTCTGCAAATAGCAACATCTTTGAAATAATAATAAAATCACTATCTATAAATTCTGCAGAGGCATACAGCTTTGGAGAAGCCATTATTGGCCCAATAAAATCTGAAAACCCTATATTAAAAACAGGGGTGTTTTTAGATTGCGATGGTGATATCAAAATAGATGTATCTATTGATAAAACAGAATGGACAACAATCTCAAATATAAATTCTATATCAAAAATATCTTCAATATTTAATATAAACAATATTGACGAAGAAAGTGTTAGTTTTGAAAATGACATCGACAAAATATATATAAGGCTAACTATGTATGCAAAAAATACTTTGCCAATAAATCTTAACGACACATACATAACAAGAGTTGTATCGTCATCTAATGGATATGTTGAAGCAGGATACGAAAATGAATATATGGTATCTAATGTATTTGAATCAATTAAAAAATCATACGGAAGAAATTCAGTATTTAAAATGAGACCATACGAATACGAAAAACCATATGCAATATTAGACAACAAAAAGCTTTCATTGATAGAAGACAAGGAAACATATATCTTTGAAGAAACAAGCATGTCGATAAAAACAGACATGGACAAAGTATTAACAGCAAACAATACCGGCAAGACAACATATCTGTATGCAGGCAACAGTATAGCTCTATATACGCAATCAATACCAACTATTGAAAAAATATCACCAAGATCAAATTTATCATGCTGCCTAAAGCTAAAAGTTCCATCAGGAATATATTATGCAAAATATAAAGATAAAGAATGGCAGATAGATATGTCTAATGCGTCATGTAAATCAATAGACACATTCAATATGCTGGCAGAAGAAGATTCTAAAATATATATAAGAAGCTCATGGGACAATAACGAAACAGAAATAGCTTCACAGAATATAGATGGACAATACGTAATATCTTTATATGATTATTTTTTTGAACCAATACCAAATGATAAATTTAATAAATTTTACCCATATGGAAATCTAGTAAATACTTATTCTATAAGCAATGGAAAAATAAAAACAAAACAAGAATCACTAATATCGGCAGATGCATATGTTCAGTATGAATCGGTTGTTAATAAAAAAATAATAAACAACTCATCATCAAAGGTAATAAATCTAGAAAGATCTTTTGCGGCAAAGTATACAGAAAATTTAAATAACTTCATTTTCAAAAACATAGCAAAATTAAAAAACTCAAATATTATATATGGATCACTAAAAATAAATACAGAAAATGCAGCAATACCATCAATTGTTAATGAGGTAGTGTTTGTTGACGGAGCATCAGAATTTGCAAACTATAGCACCGTAACAAAAGCAATAGGGTCAAGCCTAAACATAATACAAGTAGAAGATATAAAAAAGGATGGGCAAATTTTATTCACTGGAGAAACAGACCTATTTGTAAATAGGGTATATTCACAAGACGAGCTGTTATTTAGAGGAGATTATTATATATACGAAGGACAAATTTATCTTCCACAAGATATATACACATCAGAATTTATATCAACAGAGATAACATATGAGTCTATACTTTCAATAAGCCAAAATGGTCTTTATTCAGTAGACTATAAAAAAGGAATTATATATTCACAAAACCAGATATACGAAAACATAGAAGTAGAATATATGCATTCGACATTATATGCAGTATAT